TACTTGATGAGGAAGAACACCTTAACAAGCAAACAAAAGCATTTAGAAAGACTAGATTAGCTACCATAAATATGATGAGAAATGAATTATCAATACAACAGATAGCTAGTTTATTAAAAATATCAAGACAGAGAGTGTATAAAATACTAGAGAAAGGACAGGATAGTGCCTAATTTTAACTTAGATAACTACGAAACAGTAGAAGATAGACTTAAAATCTTTTGGAAGGACAATCCAAATGGTCGTGTATCAACAGAAGTCGTGCATTTAACAGATGATGGAACTTGTATAACTGTGAAAGCACAGATTTTTATTGACAAAGATGATACAAATGCAGTATCAACAGGCATAGCACAAGAAACTAAAGGTCAAGGTGGTTTCGCAAACAAAGATGCTTGGGCAGAAAACTGTGAAACATCTGCTATCGGTAGAGCTTTAGCTAATTGGAAGTACCAAGGTAGCAATAAAGCAAGACCAAGTAGAGAAGAAATGTCTAAGGTTGGTAACAACGAGGACAAAGTAGAGGTTACTAAAGTAAGAACACCTAGAACTACTAAGGCACAACAAGAACAGATGAATAAAGTTGTTGATGAAATGGTTAAAGAACCTGCAAAGAAGTCAGTAGCTAGTCAGCTTAAACAACTTATGTCTGCTATGGTTGATGACCCAAAAAAATTACAACAGTATCAACGTGATAGTTATGTTGTTTGTGTGCAAGAACATCAGCTACCTGAAGAAGTAGAGGATTGGTCTAACGAACAGATGAATACATTTATGCAAGAGTTTGAAAAACAAATACCGACAGGAAACGTTAGTATTGTAGAAGATGTATTTGAAGTAGAAGAAGTTAAGGGAGGTGATACAGATATGGGAGAAGAGTGGAAAGAAAATCCTGCAAGTGAGGGTCAGTTAAAATGGTGTAAAGATATTGTAGTTAAAGCTACTGATAAAAACCTAGATGACTTAGCTGAACTTAAATCTCTTTGGAATAATGGAGATATTAATGGTGGAACTGCAAGTGAAATCATTAGCAGGTGGAAAGACAAAGTTAAATAGTGTCTGATTTAGAAAAAGCAAGTGTCAATGTGCAGAAGTTGGCAAAGAGAATACAGAAACGTTTTCCTGATTATGATTTTAGCCAACCTGCACCACTTGATAGAAGATGTAAAAAAAGTTATGATGGCAACTGTCCTGTGCAAAAACATTTGAATTACGCAACTGATAGTGATGGCAATGATTTTTGTATTAAACAAATCAAAGTAGTTAAGGACAACAACCCATATGCACACACAGTTATAACTTGTCATGCAATCATAAAAACTAAACAAGAAAAAGAACTAGAGATGAAAGGAATATTTTAATGCCGAATATATTTGATGACCCAAAATCTTTGAAAACTTGGGCAATTAAGTTAGCAAACGCATGTGGTGGGCAAAAGGTAGAGAAGTCTATAATGCTTACGCAAATAAATCCAACAAGAATAAAAGAGTTAATGGATGAATTTGTTAAAGACCACAACGAAAACACAATGAAAGTAGCAGAAGAAATAAATCAAGAGCAGGAATAGCTATAAAATTTTAAGGTTATCCCAACCTTTACTGTTTATTGTAAATGTAAGAACACCCGGATGTGACCATAGACCTGTACGTTCTGTAAAGTCTATTGACTTATCAAGACTAGGTGATTGAAACCAAGTACGATTACCCTGTTGTTTACTACGAAAATGATGGTAATGTCCTGTAATTAAAATTTGACAATTTCCTGCAGGTAGATGTCCATACATCTGTCCTTTCCACCAATTCTCTATTTTGTTTTCAGGATTACCACCGCCACCTGTCATGTGACCATGTGTCCACCCACAATCTATGCCTTTTATGTTTAACACTTGATGAAAACCATCAGGAACTTCAACACCTACGCTTTCATATCTATCAGGATTAGCTTTCATTATCTCCTCACAAATTTGTAGATGCATTGTGTCGCTGTTATCTAATCTGTTTGTGTACACCTGACCTTTACTGCTTCGTGACATTTCTCCATGATTTCCCGGACACCCTGCAAGTGTAAGTTTGTCTGCTAAAGGTAAGAATGTTTCTATAGTTTTCATTATCATTGAACGTGCAAGAGCATATTGTTCTATCAATGTAAGTTCAACATTAAAAGGTTGACTATCATAAAAAGCAGCAGTACAGTTTTCTGTAAGGTCACCTAATCCTATCATATAGATTTCATCTATCTCTACACCGACTTTACGTAGGTCTTTGATTCTATTAACTGCATCTTGTAAAGCTATATCGTATCTGTTTATAGTATTTTCTACGCCAAAATCACGCTTACCTAGTTGCCAATCTGCCATAAAAAATAGGAAAGCGGTATCACCACCTAATGTTTTCTTTTTTATTGGTGGTTTTTTCTTTGCTTGTTTAAATAATTCTTGAAAATACTTGTCATGTGCAGGATTTTTTTTACGCACAACGCCTTTAAATGCGTAAAACGTTTCAGTTCTACCACCTTTTAGCTGTACATTCCATGAAGATGCACGAACTGAACCCTCAATGTAATATAACTTAGGGTCAAAACCCCAATTACGTAGTATTTCATCAAACTTGTTTCTATAGTTTGGGTCTGTACCTACGTGTGTTATCTCACCATGACCTGTGCTGTCATTAATATCAACACCGGGTTGCCATCCTGATTTATAAAAGTTATTACCCCATTCTTCAGGTATTGGATTCTTTGCGATACTACCTCCTGTCAATATAAGTATACAGGATTATCTATAGTATATGTTTATTTAGATATTTGTTTTTTAGCGTAAGTCTTGACAACAGCTAAAGCTGCACCACCACCTGCTAAAGCAGCTAATTGTACAGTATTTGCATCAACTGAAATCAAAGGTGCTACAACTAATCCACCAAGGAATGCTTCAACGAAAGTCCAAAAGGTTCTTTCAAGCATATCTTTAAGTTCTTCACTCATCTTATACTCCCATGCTTCATTCCATGGTGTCCACGCAACATCCTTCTTGAATGTACCATCAGAATTTCTTTTTCTCTTAAATTTTTCTAACATTATCTTATTATCCTACCTCTAAGCATAGCTTGTGTTTGTATGACACCACCATTAACTTCAGAAATATCTTCTTTTAGTTCTTGTATTTTGTCCATAACTGTTCTAGCTACAACAACATCATCTGTAGATGCGTTTGATGCAGGTTTCTTTAATAAATTTGTAATTGTTGTGTACTCAATACTTACTTTGTTACCTTGTAGCAGTTGTTTTGCCACTTTAGAATATAGTTTTGAGTACGCTTTGCCTGAATGTCCGATAAATCCATCATCACTTATATCTAAATCTTGTTGTGTTTCTCCTACAATTAAACAACCTGATGTATGTTCATCTGTATTACCTGCATGTATAAGAATATAAGTAAAGTTAGGTACATCTTGTAAATGCAACATACCATAATGTGCATTACCATATCTTTCTTTATACTTTGTATGGAAACCACCGACAGTTCTAAACTTTATGTCGTATGTTCCTTCAGGTATGCATGTTTCATGCATAACTTTTACTGCTTGGTATTGGTCCTCTAGTGTATAACACTCAAATAAACCATCAATAAACAACATTCCATTTGTTGCATCTTTACCAAATTGTGTTCTAACAACTGTGAGTTTCACCTAAACCTCCATTCTTGCAATCACATATGCTTATGTGTGTGCCTTTATCATTGGTGTATGTGTGACAGTTACTTACCCCCACAACATCCACCACCACAACATTCCATTATTTGCTCACTTGTCCTTTTTGTTTATCTTGTTTTTCTTTTCTAAATCCTATTGTTAATAACCACACACCAAGTGTAATTACTGTAGCTAAACCTGTAATCTGCTGTGCTGAACCGGTCAACGTAAGTGTCGCAATCACTAGCCCAACGAGTGTCCACGAAAGGTTTAATGTTTCTTTAATTATCTCTATAAACCAATTCCAAATTTTCTTAATCATAATGTTTTCCTAAACATAAAAGATGCCATAGTAGCTATTCTAGTCAAAATAACCGGCACTACAACTTCTTGTGCTTTTTCCTTTTGGTCTTGTGTAAGGTCATCACCTATGTTTGTTAGGTTTATTTCTGTAATGTTATCTAAATCTACAAAAACTTCTATAGGATTTTCTAAGAATGCTTCATACTGTACCTCTGTAACAACATCAGCAAGTGTGTAATCCTCTACATCAGCGTTTTCTACTGCTCTCTCCACATATTCTTCTACTGCTTCAGCGACTACTTCATCTGACTTAACTGCTTCTGCAATAATTTCAACATCTTCAGCTTCAACTTGTAGTACTTCAGCAACAACTTCAACTTGTTCCTCTGTAAGTTCTTCAACATTTTCTATTGCCTCCTCTACTACTTCTTGTACTATTTCTTGTACTTCTTCTGTAGCTTTGTCTAAGTTTTGTACACCAACATCATTAACTTCTTCAAGAACTTCTACAACTTCTTCTGTGGTGGCTTCTTCAACGACAATATCCTCAATGACTTCTTCAACTTCAAATACTTCTTCAATGACTTCTTCTTCAGAAAGTTCTTCTGTAGGTTTCTCCTCAACATCTTCCTGTATTGGCTCATCCAAAACTTCCTCATCAACTTCTTCATCTTCCACCACATCAACAATGTCATCTTCTATCACTTCTTCTTCTATTACTAATATTATATCTTCAGGTATGTCTAACTCTATGACTTCCTCTACAATTTCTATAACCTCAATAGTTTCTTCTATTTCTTTTATAGCATCTACAAGTTCTTCTACTTCTTCTTCAGATAAATCATCTAATACAATTACAGTATCTTCAAGTTCTTCTAATATTTCTTGTTCTTTTTCAGCATCAATTTGTTCTTGTAGTAAACGTTCTTCCTCTGCTTTAATCTCTGCTTCTATAGCTGCTAGTTCTTCTTCGCTAAGTTCTTGTACATCTTCTTCTTGGATTTCTTCTTCGCCAAGTAGTAACTCCTCGCCATCTTCCACCTCCTCATCTTCTAATTCTTCTTCAATAATAATAACAATGTCATCAGGTACATCAGAGCAATCGCCATCTTGATAACCATACCAATCTCCACTTTCTACTGCTTTAAGATATTCTTTAAACGATAAGGGATTGTTTGGATGTTCGCAACCATATTCATCCCACGCAAGATAAGTTGTGTTACCATCTTCCACGACATCTTTCGCTTTAGGTAATGTAGTCGTAGTTGTAGTCGGTGGAGTAGTCGTAGTCGTGGTGGAAGAAGTTGTTGTCGTACTAGATGTCGTTGTAGTAGGTACATAATCATAATCATATAATACACTTTTTACAGGGGTAAAGTCGCTAGTTGTACCATTAGTATCATGAAATGCTTTAACTTTTGAGTATATGTTTTGATTATCTACAGACAAATTAGTATATAAATACTCTGCAGTAAACGTATGACTACGCCAAGCTAATGCTTCTGTAAAACCAAACGTAGTTTGTATTGATACATCATCAGCAGATTCAGTAAGTCCTATATAAACTATGTAATATTCAGGAGGATTATCTTCGTAGCCATCACTTTCTTGCCAACTAACTGTAATGCTTCCATCATTAGAGTTAATAGAAATACTACTATCATAAGGTGTTTGTGTTTCTGTATGATAAGCATACACAGGAGTAGCTATTAGTAATACTGCAGCTACAACAGCTAATAACTTTTTCACATTAAGTTATTGATTAACACCACCAATGCCGAGATTGCAACCAACCAACCTGATAACTCTTGTCTTGATATTTTCTGATTAACTTTTTCATGTAACTCATCTATGCGTTTGTTTATATCTTGTTGTCCTTCCAATATAAGATTTAACATTTCTTTTTGTGTAAAGCCATTACCACTATGGGAGGTCATCATTAGTCCATTCATTATCTAATTCAATAATAGTTTCAAACTGTTTATTAAAATTATTGTTATTTGCTAATTGTTTTATATATGATATAAAATCTCTAAAACAATAACCTAAAACAAATACAATAAAAAAATCCATAAATCGGATTATATCATATTATTTATTCAGGTTTTGGATTATCTGATTTAACTTGTGCTATTGCATCTTTCCAAGTAGTTGTATCATTAACAGCATCCCAATATTGCATATCTAATTGGTCACCTATACTAGGATACGCTTCTTGTCTAGCTTGTATATAACCAAATTGTTGAGCTTCCCATTTAGAATTACCTAAATCTACTTTAGCTTGTGCGTAATCATTATCAGAAAATTCAGATACAACGCCATTAACAGATTTGTGAAGAGGTTTAGCTGCCTCTATTTCTGCATCTGCTTGTGCTTGTAGTTCTTCTTTTGTTGCCATAATATCTCCTATATTACCATATATTTTTTATACTTATTTCTTGAAACCAAATAAAGTAAATACACCTGCATCAATGTTGGCACTATCTTCAACAAATATATGTATACCATCATTTGCCTCTGCAACAGTATGTACTCCACCACCTGCTATACCCTGCAATTCTGCTGAAGATGTTATTTCTGCACTTTCTAAAGTATAAAAACTGTATTCACTTGAATTATTAAAGTTAAATAAATACATAATTGCATTTCCTATTTCCCCTGCTGCAGTTCCTACTGTATTGTAAGCCCAAGATGTTTGATTAATAGAATTAACTTCTGCAAAACTTGTGCTTGTTCTAAATACATAATGCGCTCTATCATATTCACTATCACTATCAGCAGCACCACTTGTAGTTACTCTTAAAAAAATTGTTTTATTATCAGTATCTATTGTAATATTATTCATCTTTAGCATATACACATCATAAGTGCTATTAATACCTGTTAAAGTTACACTTGCTTGTGATGATGTAACTGTAGTTTCTGCTATTTTTACTAAGCTACCTGCCATTATTTAACCCCATATACTGATACATTATGACTTGTTATATTATCTGATGATACAAAATACTTAAATCCGGAAATTGTTTCTGCTGATTTATGAACTGCACAACCTTTCTGCCCACCAAGTTGTGGAGTTCCTGTACTCCATCCTGCTACTTGATAATGCAAAAAAGTAAAACTTGAACTGTCAAAAGGATTATGAATATAAATAACATTATTTCCTGTTGCTGCTGCACCAGTTCCTGTTCTCATTGTTCTAATAATTGATGTTTGACCTGTACCTTTACCCTGCCCAAAAGTTGTAGAGCTTCTAAGTTCTAAAAAAGCCCTATCATATTCTGCTGCACTAATCTCACTACCTCCACTATCTAATAACCTCATAGGAACTTCTAAAAATGCTGCATCTGTTTGTATCATTGAAACAATTTTATATACATCATATTTATCACTAAAAACATTTGTTACATCAAAGCTAGATACATTACTAGTTCCACTAACTTTTTTTATTAATTCTAAACTCCCTGCCATTAGCTATTCCTCCTTAATTCCATATAAACTTGCAGTAGCAGAAAAATTACTTGATACATCATAAGTTCCTAATTGTATTTCATCTACTGTGCTTGTTTGTGGTAAAACTCCACTACCAAAAGCACCAATAGGAAGATTATCAATTCCTTGCCCTTGTGTTTGAAAATTAACATTAGAATATTTTGAACTATCTCCTAAGTTATAAAAATACACATAAGCATGTCCTGATTCATTAGTTGCATTTCCTGTATTTTCAATAAATCTTATTCTACTAATTCCTGTGCTTCTAAATTCACTGAAAGAGCCATTACTGTAATACTCTTGACAAGCAACGTGATAAACAGCAGCAGTTTCTAGTGTGCCACTTTCTGCAAACCTTATACTTAAAATAACATTATCTGTTGCAGGTTGAAAGTCATTAACAGTTAAAAAATGCACATCATATGTGCTTGTTTCTAAATTTGTAAAATTTATAGCTGATACTCCTGATACAGTTTGAGTTTCAATTAATTCTAATTTACCAAAGTCTGCACCACCTGCACCAAAGCCAAGGTTCTGATAACCGAATGTAGTTGGTCCAACCATTTATGCCTCGTGGACATCATCTACTGTGTAGAATATTTTTATCCCTATAAGTTTTGCATCTTCTGTCATATCATCATTAGCATCAGATACATCTCTTTCAATATTAAAATATGCTAAATCTCCTGCAGCAGGTGAGCCACCTAATGTTACTGCACCACTCTCTGCTGTTACACATAAATCTTCTGCAGCACCTAGTGCATCATCTGTAACAACTACTGCTGTTCCAAATGCAACATCTATTGTATCATTGTCTGAACAAGCTACACCTGATAAAGACCAAGCGACACCATCTGTGTCTGTTGCTGTAGTTGTCCAATACACTTGATATGTTATTGTTCCTTCATTCCAAAATGAAGGCATAGCTACAGAAAACTGTGCATTCTCATCTGAAGAAGCATCAAAATCTAATGTGTACATATCAGGTCTACCTGCTGTAGTTTCTGTTAATGCTATTGCAGCACAACCACCTGTATTTGTAGGGTACATAGCTGTTGCAGGTATCCACATAGATTGTTTACCTATAGCTGCGTTTACTAATGTACCTGATGATACATCAATACCATCTCCATCAATAGCATCTGCTATTAAAGATACATCACCTTTTTTAAGAGTTCCTGCATCTGATATTAAAAGTTCATCTGTTAATGCAAGTCCTGATGCTAAATCTGTTTGTCCTGATATAACATTGTCATTAAGATGTTCACTCTCTACAGCATCATCTGCAATCTTTGCTTCTGTTATTGCATCTGCTGCAATTTGTGCAGTATCTACATTAACTGTAAATGTTAAATCATAAGGGTCAGCATCTGTACCATTGTCTGTATCTGTCCAATCAATGTCAATACCTCCACCTTCTACAAACTTAACTTCTCTCTGTGTATAAACTCCTGATGAAACAGCAGGTGCTATTGTTACCTCATTACCATCACCATCTTCTAATATAAAACCTTGTTTAATAGCATCATGTGCTTCTTGTATGTGTTGTTTAACTACAGCTAATCTAACTTTTGTTCCTGCTGCGTGTGTTGGTGCAGTAGAAGCATCTTCTGCTGTACCATGCTTACCATCCATATCTCTTGTAATAGCTGCAGCTGCGTGATTAGTTCCTGTATTCCATAATACAACTTCTCTGTTGCTGTCATTATCAGGGTCAATTACAAAATACGCAGGACTATCTACACCGGGGTCTGCTGTTAAATTCATTGATGTACCACCTTGTGCTAACTGTGCAGCTAATGTGGTTTCAAAAGCGTTTACTATGTTGGTTTCTCTAGCTACCATATTTCTCCATTATATACTATTATCTTATCCAAATCTCATTACTGCAAAACCTTTTCCACCGAGAATATCACCTGAAGTAATTTGACTAAAGGTTTGCTGTCTTGTTCCTCTGACAGTTAGTATAGCATACTGCGTAACGCTGCCAATGTTTGGATTACTAATTATCGGATATGTTATATTTTCTACAACACCTCTAATTATTTCTGCAGGGTCATACAATTCTAATGTAACTGCATTACCCTCTTTCTTTTTTAAAGATTGATATATTGTTTCACCTAAATTTTTTACCCTAATAGGTTTTCTATAAGGTCTTTCTACTCTATCTGATATATTTACAGGTATCTGTACAACTACCAATTCAGGTCTTGCTAAAGCACGTACTTGAAATGCTTTAAATTTAGGACTTGTAGTTTGATTAGCAGATTTTAATACTATTTTTATTGCAACATATCTTGCTACTCTTGATAACTGTACTGATTCTTCACCAACACCTGACAATGCATTAACTTCTAAATCCCATGTGCTGTCATTACTATCATTTATTGCTTCGTATTTATTAGACAAATGCATTTCTACACTTTCACCACTAGCAAGTTCTTCTACCTCAACAGAACCTTCAACAAATTGTTTATTTTCTGCTGTAAAGAAATCTGCAGGAGGTGCTATAAGGAAACCTTCTGTTTCAAAGTTAGATGTTTGTTGATATATTCCATCTGAAGTTACAGTAAATAAAAACTTTTCATCTACTATCTCTATATTATGTACAGTTCCACCTGCACTTGCTTTGTAATATCTAGCAATACCTGCAGTAGGTAAGTAGTATCTCCATAAAAAACTTGTGCTACCTGATTCTTTTATGCCTGTGTAAACACTATCTCTTGTAGCAAGTAATGTATTAGGCGAGTTATCTATACCATCTACATCCCATTGTTTAATTAATTTATTGTTTGCTAATACATACAAGTCATCTGCAACTGTCAAATCTGCACGATATAATCTTCCAATAACTTTATTGCCTGTTATTTGTACATCTTTTGTACCATAAAAAACTATACCCTGTGATTCAACTACGCATGTAGGTTGTTCACCTGATATTTCTGTTTGACCTTTTAACGTAAATGTACCTGACACATCTTTAAGTGAGTATATTCTACCATCAGTAGCAGTAGCTAATACTACAGCACCAACATCAGCAACATCTGTAAATGTTTGTCCTGTAGGTAACGTAATTATTGCAGAACCAACTGTAGTAGCACCATCATATTGATGTATTGCGTTTCCTATTGTTACTAAGAAAGCACTTTTTACTGCAAATATTTTGTCATATACAGCAGCAGATAATAGTTGTGAAGATGAACCACCATCAGGTAATTTTTCTATTTCACCTGCAGAACCATTGTTAGCAGTAATATATAAATCTGTTCCATAAACTGCTAATCCTTTTATTTGATAACCTGCTGTTAAGTTATCAGGTTGTATTGACCAATTTTCCCCACCATCAGTAGATACGTATAAAGTTTCATCATCTGATGCATATATTTTTGTGCCTACTATAGCCATGTGACTTACTGCAGATGATAAAGATTGTTCCTTTTCTGTTGTGTGTAAAAGTTGTACATTATATCCTTTGCCTAAATCTGTATTAAACACATCAACACCTTCGCTATCCCAATATCTGTTTATATCATTTGGTCCACCATTTGCTCTATGTGCATTATCTAAATTAGACCCACCACTAAAATTATTTCTTGAATATATACGACCTAAGTTTGATGTAAAATCTTCAGGGTTTTGTTTTACATTTACACCTTGTTCATTAACATCTGATGATTGTATAGTTAATGCTTGATTAGGGTTTACTGCTGTTCTGTATAACTGATTATCAATACGAAAATCATAACCTTTTCTTTGTGGGTTACTTTCCTCTGCTTGTGTTGTTAATCTAGGCATTATGCCTGTATTCCGAACACCTTACCATCTACTGAAACAGCTTCAGGGTATTTTGCTCTAAGATGTTTTCTAGCTTGATTGATTAATAATTGTTGATACTGAAGTAATGAATTTCTTATACTACTAGCACTACCTACAGGAAATGCAGATACAGATAGTTGGTCAGATATATAATCAGCAGTTGCAGTTGGTATATCTCTCCCTGATAGTAATTGTGCAGCTACACCTGCCATAATAATTGGTTCATATTCTTGTTCTAAACCTACTGTTGCTAATGTATCTGATTCTGCTGTAGGTTCTATAAATTTCTTTTTAAATGTTACGTGTGCAGTATGACCTGATGCTATACCACTAAATTGTATTGCATGTACAACGCTTGGTCCTGATGAGTAAGTAATAGTTCTTGATACACCATCACTATCTGTATAAGTAAAAGGGTTTGGTAGTTCCACTAAACTAGAAGTTACAGGTGCAAATACTACACCTGTTGTGTCTGAACCTGCAGAAAAATCTGTATATTGTGAAATTGCAGATAGTATTGACACCAAATAATTATGTGTACCCGGTGCATCATAACTACCAATCAAGGTATAACCTGTGCTTGTTGTAATGCTTTGTGTATCTACTGCAAATAATGTAGGAAATAAATTGTTAATTTGGTCTTTTACTGCATCAAATACAACTTGTCTTGGAAATGGAGGTGCTATTTTTAATACACTACCATCTGCATGTGTTGTAGCTGTTGTTCCTCTTACACCTCTAACCACTGTTACTTGATTGTTTACTGTATCTAATGCAACACAACGCATAAGCTCTTTTTCACACTCTATAATTGTTCCTGCATCCATAGCATCTTCTTCTTCTTGTGTAAGTAAATCGCCATTAAATGTAATTACTGTATCTGATGCACTTAATTCTGAACCTTCGTTTAATACTGTGTAAGATGTTAAGTCATCCATAGGTTCTAAATATTCTCTGTAAACTCTATCTACCAACTCTCCAATATTTGTACTCATTACGCTACTCTATCTTCTTCTTTTGCAAATGGTGTTATACCAAATGATGCTATACCAAAACCACCATTAGCAACTGTTTGGTCATCTATTATTGGAAACGAAGGTTCTAAATCTCCTATATTATTTTCAATGGTAAGATTTTTACCTTCTTTTAACATTAAGAGCATACCCATTTGTATCTCCTAACTATGTCTAAAATGTAATACTATTTTTCTGTCTGCTGCTTCTGTACCATTAGATGAAACTCTGATGTAGCCATTACTTGCAAAAGCCCAACCACTAGGGTCAACTCTTAATACATCTCCTGCTGAAACTGTATAACTTACATCAGTTCCATCTGTTTCTTTAACATCAACCCATGTGCTATTATCTAAAGAAAAATCAAATGTAATTGCTGTGCCTGTCATAGCTGCAGGAAATTGTACGCCACAAAGTAACATACCTTCGGTTTTTACACCTAGACTATCGTTGTTATCTGCTGATACATCTATTAATGCTTCTTTTGATTTAATCATACTTTCCTTACTATAGCAGAAGAAAAGGGTGAGAGGTGGATTCCCACCCTAATCTTCAATTTAATTTATGATACTGCTTGAATTTTACAATGGTATGAAGGAGGACCAAATTCAAATCCCATCTCCATATAGATTGCTTTACCAATTCTAGCGTTTGCATCTTGGTCTAAGTCACGAACAAACACAGTACCAAATCCTGGGATATTGGTAAATACTGGTTGTATGTAAGCTAGGTCTAAGATGAAAGCAGTATTGTTTGGTAGGATATTAGGGTCAATAACCATCATTCCGATTGAACCGAATGGGGTTACTACTGTATCAATATCCAAACCTGCAACATTTCTATCTCTAGGAATAATTGCACCTGCTATATCAACTGTTCCTTTAACAAGTTCATTGTTAAGGTCTAGTAATTGCTGTGGGCTAACACAAAGTACAGGTTGTTTCATTGGTGCATGGTTGTCATACATTCTCTTTAACGCACCTGATATAGTTGCGAATGAGATAACTTGTGTAGAACCACTTCCATCACCTGCTGTGTCGTTGTAGTAGCAGTTACCACCTAGTGGGTTTACTGCTGCAGAGTTGTTAGCGTTCTTGTTTAATGTAATCCATACATCAAGACCATACATTTCTCTAGTTCCATCACCCGGGGTGGTATTAGCACCATCAGAGAAAGAACCATTGAATGCAAACCACTCAACTTCTCTTGCTACTTTTTCCATAGCTTTTTCAAGCTGTAATGCAAATTCATCATTTATTGGTGAACCACCAAAAAGTCCTAATTTATCACCTGCTGTTACTGTTCCATCACCATCTGATGCGTTAGCAATATTTGCAGATAAGTCAAAAGGATTTTGGTTGCCTGTTGATGCTAAAGCTGTGTAAGTCATTTGTACACCTTTATGGAAGATTTGAGTTACATAAGTATATGCTGCTCTATCTCTTCCTAAATATTCTGTAGGTGTGTGACCTTCTTTTCCTTTGTCAGGTTCTGAAGAAATGGTTGCATTATCTTCTACTTGGACTTGCCAAAATGTAGAGTTTAATGTTTTACCACCATTCAGACCACCAACTGCTGAAAGTAAAGGTGTTCTTTGACCACCAACTTTAAACAACTCACCAGTAAAGTTATTAATATTTTGTGCATAAATCGTATTATTAGTTAACGATATGTCTGCCATCTTTACTTCTCCTTGTTATAAAGTCTTATACTTGTTTGAAGAAGTTTAAAAAATCTACTTAGAGTTTTTTTTCGCTTCCTCTATAACAGATAACTTGGCAGCTATTGAGTTTCTTATGTTTCCGGTTTTTTCTATTTCACGAACCTGCGATATTACATCTGTGTTATATGTATCTACAACTGAATTATTTTGGATTGTGTTTAGTCTTTCTTGACTTTGTTCTACAGTATTTTGTAATCTGTCTTGATTCCCAAACTCAACCTGAAATTCCTCTGATGCGTATTGCTGTATTCCCTCTACAGTTAATTCACCTTCGTACATCATTTCAACTGCTTTTCCAACACCCTTCGTAGTGTCAAGACCTGCTTTGTTAAAAACTTCTTGTCTTTCTTTACCTTCGTATTCTGCGATTTTAGATTCGTAGAGTGAAAGTTTTTCTCTCATCTCTTTCCAATTTTTATCGCCTGTGTCAGAGCTGTTTAGTTCTTCTGTCATTATTCTATTGTCCTTTTCTTCTACATTTTTTTACAAGAGGTGTAGAGTAACCTCTGCTTTTTAGTCTTACACTACTGTTTTTATTTGACAGGTCTTGTCAGTAGGCATCAAGACCGATTACAAAATTGAAGTCATATTATCCTGCAGACTTACAAACGCAGCTTGATTTGATTATACCACATATTGTGGTTGTGCAAGTTATATACTATATATTGTGGTTATGCTTCTTCTAAACCTGTTACAGCACCTGTTTGTGATTTAGCTGCACCTGTTATCAAAGAACTTTCAGATTGTATTTGTTGTGATAATTTTTGTAATTGGTCTAACTGTTCTGCTTGTCCAAGTTGTGTAGCTTGTACATACTCTGTAGCAGTTGGACCTTCTCTACCTTGCGTTTGTGCAGCAGTTTGTAGACCTGTTAATGTTAATGCTGCTTGTCCAAAACCTTTTCTTGCACCTTCTTGTGATAGTCCTTGTTGCACTAATGATTGTCCAACCTGTGCAGATATACCACCAAATCCTGCTGCTTCTGCTTCTCCTAGTACTTGTGATGCTCTAATCTGTCCTTCAAGTATTTTTGTAGAAACATTTGGTGAAACAAACATAGCAAATATAGATTCATCAGGTAAATCAATACCAAAATTATTAAGATACGCTTCTTTAATTTGCGGAATATTATTTACTACACCTTCATATCCTGCATCCATTCTCTGTCTAAACTCTAATGGAGATACATCACCGCTAATTGCAGCTACAATATCATCTTGAAATTCGTTAGCGTTTAGATTGTATGTACGTACAGTAGCTTTCATGTTATCTACAGCAGCTACGTATTCTTTTTCTGTCATACGTAAAGTACCATCTGTTCTCTTTATTCCCGGATATACATCATTCATTATTGGGTCTGCTCTCATTTCAGCTAGTGCTAATCTTTCATTACCACTTTCTGCATACTTATCCATAAATTTACGTATTAATCTTTCATCTAAATAAGGATATAATCCTTTTGCTTGTTCAAATGTAGATGGTCCTGTTTGTGCCAACTCTGCTACTTGTGCATCTTCTGCATATTCACCAAGTGTTTCTTCCATAGCACTTGTGTCTATTTGAAATTTTGATGTATCTATATCTAATGAAATAGATGCTGCTGTATCAGATTTAAATTTAATTATGTCACTTGATGATGCTAACTCAATTCCTTCATTTAATGTACCTGTTTCAGTATTAAAAAACCTTGATTCAAATTCATCTAAACTACCTGCAGTAGCAATAGAACCATCAGATAACTTAACATACAATGTAGTGCCTAGTGAACTACCAAACTTATCTGCTTGTACATTTGTTGCAAAAAAATCTTCGGCAGTAACTATTTCGTTTTCACCATTATCTTCACCACCATTGGTATTTGCAGTAGGTATAACAAAATTTAATATACCTGAATATTTTTCAGCTAATGCTTTTGCTTGACCTGTACTTAGTTGTGAGTTTACTGCTGCTTCTGCTGCAGCTTTTGTTTCAGGACCTATAATTCCATCTACTGTTACACCTAGTTCTTCTTGTAATGCTTTTATTTCTTCTACTGTCATACTATCCCACTAAACTCTGTCCTGTAAATACACCTGATACATCTTGGTCACCAAATGCAGTGGTCATAGCACCTAACACTTTATCTGTGTATGTAGGGTCATCTTCATATTGATTTCTTATTTCTGCAGAAAACAATGTCATATCGCCACCTGTTTTTTGTGAAATTATATCTACATTTTTTTTGTCTGTATTTGATAAAGCTGTTTTACCTGTGAGAGATAAAAATTTACTATACATTGGTGCTGACCACATCTCGTGTTGACTACCTTCAAACTGTGGAAACAACTTATCATGTGCAGTTTGTAATTGTTCTTTAATAATATCTTCGTTATTTGTAGTGCCGGTTTCTGCATCTGCTCTTAACATAGCTGCATACTGTTCAACTATTCCATTCTTTGTAAACTCTTGTGCAGCATCTACACCAAGATATTTTGTTATCAATGATTTAGCACCTGCAATACCATTTTTACTTGGATTAATTTTATCTGTAAAACCTCTGTAATCTTCATTTAGTGCATCTATACCACCTGCCATAGTTAATTTATATGGGTCTATAAGATAAGATAATATCTGTGATGCCTCTGCAGAATCTATATTTCCTTGTGCTATATCACCTGCTAATTGTCTTGTTAAATCATCTACACCTGAACCTGATATACCTAATTGATTCATTTGTGTTCTAAGTGCTATGTAATTATTGTTAATAAACTCTTGTGCTTTTTGTGGATTGTTATATACAAGCGTAATCCAATCTCTTTGTGCTGCGTTGTGGTCTTTAAACCAAGTTAAATTTTCTAAATATGATGATATATCTTCCCCTGTAATTGCACCATATGCAAACAACTGCTGTACTTCATCATCTAAATACCATTCTTTACCAAATGTTTTTGCTTTCTTTTGTAAATCATTTTCTACATTTTCTAATAACCAATCAAC